TTATGATGTCCCACCAATCTTATGGGGCATGGGTGGGGCATTATTGCTTAATTTTGAATTCAATAGTGCCAACTGGTCGGAATTATGGTCCGGTATCCAGTCGCCGTAGACGTTAAACAGCATCTGGGCAGAAGTATGCCCCATCTGCGTCGCAATAAACGCAGGATTCGCCCCGGCTGACAATGACCAACACGCATAGGTATGCCGTGACTGGTACGCCTTACGGTGGCGGAGTTTAGCCCGTTTTAAGGTTTTATCCCAGTTATCACTTATCGATGTGACAGTATAACGGTCGCCAACAATGCCGTGGGAGTTTATTCCCGGCTTAAACACAAATGTACATGCATCCTTTCTCTTTTTCCCTATCTCTCTTAACACAACATCGACGGTGATCTGTGGCATCAATCGCGTTAATGCCAATTGGCTTTTAAGTGCCTTCATCGCTGGTTCCATCAAAAAGATCACGCGGTCGGTACCGGCCTGCGTTTTTGGCAACGTATATTGCTTTGTCGATGTCCAGTTTCGTCTAACTGTTAAAGATTTCGCCTCTAGGTCTATATCTTCCCATGCTAAAGATGCAAGTTCACCGGGGCGTAACCCTGTATAAACGGCTAGGGTCCAAATATTGATAGATTGCTCATTTCTACATGAGCGAATAAGCCTAGCAAATTCATCCTGAGATAGCGGATCTGGACGAACCTTAGAGCGCTTTAGCTTGTTTACTGCCGCTCCCGGATCTTCATTAAGGTACCCATTATCAAAGCCAAACTTAATAGCGCCTTTTGCACAGGTTAGATAGTCATTCACTGTTGCGACGCTGCGCCCTTTTATTAATGCTTTGATTTGGCGCCGTGGGCGTTGATAACCAGTTAATAATTCATTTCTAAGGCGTAGGAGGTCTTCAGGTACAAGTGTTCTGGCAATGCGATTGGGTTTTAGGATCTGCTGGCATGTCTCCAGTTTAACCTTATACCGGCGCAGTGAATTTAAAGCTAACTCAGGCTTTTTCAATGAGAGATAGCGCTCAAAAAGCTCCGCGACGGTTAGATCCTTTTCTTTGCTGGTGGTGTGTACCACAGACTTAGATTCAGGAAATTGTTTAACATAGTCGAATGTACCGGAGCGGATAGCAAAGCATACGGATTGACGCATTTCGGCGGCGGCTTTGCGATTTCTAGGGGTATCGGGGAGCCCTAAAGACTCCCGCTGGCGCTTACCATTTAGCATGAACCAAATGCGAAGATTGCCACCGTGGGCCTCCACACCGGTCGGATACTTAATTTTAGTGGACATATATCAGCCTTATCAGACCGTCGGCTGCTTGGTGGCTTGCTTATCCAGAAAGGCGTTAATCTCATCGAGATTATAAAGTGCTTCACTGTTGGATTTTGGAATGCCATCAGTAGAAGCTAAGATCCACTCCTTCCCTTGCCGCCACGCCCCACGACGGAACGCACGAATTTTCCCATCCGATAATCCAGTAACCAACATTAACAAGTCTTTGGTTAACCATTTATTCGGCTGGATATTTATGCTCATGCTTGGTAAGGCAGTTACGGTATCTACCATACGTACTTCTCCACACAGTTATTGTAAGGCCCGCTGCAACGGGCCGGTAAACAATTTAAGCTGCTTTTATTGCTGTGCTAAAACAACTCTTAGCGATTGCCATCTGCTCGGCATCATTCATCGCGTCATGAAGTGCGTTGTGCTTAATCATCTGGAAGTATGGCTGGTGGTCTGGTACATAACCTTTTTTACCGCCAGTGAGTGCATCGATGTACGTCCGAACGTCGCGCTTTCCGTTGTACTTCCACGGGCACTCCATGCGGCAGGCGCGGTATGCACTTTCTAGAATCGAGCCATCAAAGTCGGTACCGCGAAAGTAAATCGTGGCGCCAGTATGTTGAGCAATCCAACTATTCAGATTCAGCAGCTGGTCAGCTAACGATTCACGATCGCCGGATAATGCTTCCTGCGCGTCCTGCTTCTGGTTTCTCCACCAATGCTGTGTATCTTTTGAGACAGAACGCCCAAGCATCAGTTGGTCGTTAGCATCAAGCAGGCAGTAGAACGCATTAGCTGAATAGTCAGAAAGCTCAGGATCGCGGCTTACAGCCAGAATAGATTCGCGAGTACCTTCCTGATCGGCAACATCAAAAGCAAAAGCACCAATGGACAGGATGAGAGCAGAAGGGCGCACATCCATAGTTTCGGTGTCGATCACGATAGAGTTAATCATTGTTATTTGCCCCTTTAATAAAACAAATCCAGTGCGTATTTGAGTGTTTACCTGATGAATGCCCAAATGCTGGTTTGTGGTTTGTAAGTGCCAGAACTTTGCTTACGGGAATTTGTGTTTCATTCCACTTAAAGATCAATGTGCCGTGGCCACGCAGTACACGAAAGGCTTCGTGAAATCCTGCTTCTAAATCATCGCGCCATGTTTCTATGTTAAGAACGCCGTACTTTTTACGCAGCCAGCTGTTTTCACCTGCACGCACCAGATGCGGTGGATCAAAGACAACAACGTTGAATGACTCATCAGCGAACGGCAAATGACGGAAGTCAGCTATCATATCCGGCTTAATTTCAAGGTTGCGGCCGTCGCAAAGCGTGTGGCTTTCACTTCGGATATCGCAAAACATCACATCAGGGTTTTGCTTATCGAACCAGAACATGCGGGAGCCGCAGCACATGTCTAAAATCGTCTTAGCCATGGCTTTGCTCCTGTACGACCTCAATCAGAATGTCATTCGCTAAATCGATGCTGATCACATCATTTTCTGTATATGGAGATAGCGGCTCTCTAGCTGGCTGAAAGCGCAATACTGTATGGTTCCCGTAATAGTTGATGTATCGCAGCCGGTAGCACTTACCAAAAACACAAACAACATCATTAGGCTTTGCTTCAATAGCGAGCTTTTTAACTTTGTGGTTGGTCAGCTGGTGGACCTCACGTAATACATCAAATCGTGTAATGGCTTCACGTAATATTGCCGCTACTTCTGGATATTGATCAGCAATAAGCTTCACGCCTGCATGCGCTTGCTTAACTAATGTTCCAACTGGTATTTCACTGATGTGCGTCATTTGCATAGCTCCGTCAATTCAACGTAGCGCCCCATAAAGAGATGCTCGGCAACTTCTGCGGTCATTGGTTCGATAGTGAAATCAACAACTGGAATACCATTCAAAAGTGGCCACGGATTTTCATCGGTGATCCCGAGGTCACGTTTTTCTGATGCCAGCATGATGAGATCTGCATATTTGACGCAGCTACTTAGCGCTAGCGGCAGGCCAAACCGTTCGCAGATAGCCATTTCAACGCGCTTTTCTAGTGCGCGATAATCTGGCAAAAGAAGTTTTATCGGTGATGGCATATCTTTGATGTAAGCCTCGGCAGCGTCATGCATTAGGGCCTCGAGTGCGAACTCTGGAGGTACACAAAACGATGCGTGATAGCAGTGCTGAGCAACGCTGTACGCGGCCTTGGTATGACCGTTAAAGCGGTTTTCTCTGGCAAGGGCATGAGCGATATCCTCGATTACTATTTGCTCGCGCTGAGGCTCAATTAAATTAAATGCTTTACCTGAGAAGGTAATAATATAAGGGCTGTTCACTTTTTAATTTCTCCACACATTAAATAGATAACACTTCACTAAGCACCGAATATGCTCGGTGCTTAAGGCTGTATTAAATATTATTAATAATTAGGCTTTAAAATTACCGATGAAGGTTTCAATAGATTTGCCAGTGAATTGCTCTGTAAGCAGATCACGGAATTCGTTTGCAATTTCTTCCTCTACAGCTTCCAGTTGAACAATACGCAGGACAAATAAAGGCGTGTCACCCGTCAGGATACTATTACGCAGACTAAAACGGCGCTCGGATAAGCCTTCATAAGGTACGCACTTAAATTCAAAGGCCACAGGCATGATCTCTTTGCTTTTAGCCTCTACACTTTGCATCAATGACTGCTTACCGCTGAAATCAGCAGCTTCATGATCGGCACTTTGTACAGATTCAATAGTAATACGGCGAACGGCGCTCACAGCTTGTTTAATTGGAAGCACTTTACCTTCTGCATCAAAGGCTGTGAGGAAGTCGCTCCAATCCTCTAGCCACTCTGCAAGGCGCTTCTGGTTTGATTTTTCACCATTGAAAGCAAGCAGAGCGCAGAACGGTGCTGTTTTCTTCAAAGCGATTTCTGCGGTGTTATCGGCATGGCCTGCGTTCGCAAGTGTGCCGAGGTTGAACACGGAGGTTGCACACATATTGTCAGCGTCGATAAAGCAACGGGCGCCCGGCTGACCTTCTGAATATGCAGATGAATAACGAACGAAATCGGCAATACTGGTGGTGCTTAATTTGCCACGAAAACGGCTGCGGCCTAATTCTAAATGTTCTAATGATTTAATTTGGTGATTTTCAGGAATAATTACAGCGGGGCAATTAGTCGTTTTAATCGGGTCCAAATGAAATGCAGATAATGTAAGCTCTTGGATTTTATTAATAGTGCAAGCGTCTAATTGAGACATGTTTAGTCCTCGCTTATTTAAAAGCGTTAATTTAAAAGGTAGAAATAAAATTTAGGTATTACGGTTTATGTAGTTATTCGTAATTTGCCGTCTACCTCTCCGGTAATTGCAAATAACTGGCCCTGATCTTCTTGCAAGATCGTTAGCTTGCCACCTTTCCCAACGTACATAGGTGTTTCGGTGGTGTCTTCTTCTGACTGCTTGCCACGAGGTGTTGGTGTAACGAACTTCAATTTGTGCTTAATACCAACGCGCTTTTCTTCAACTGAGTTGCTCAGGCGGTCAATATCAAACGTGAGGACAACTTGCCCTTTACCGCCATTGTTGAGAACCCCCAACGCGGTATTGTTGAGCGCAGCGGCGATCTTGTTAACGAAGATCCCCGCGTCGAGCTCGCCCAGAAAGTCGGGCACTACGGTCATGCGATCATTGCTCAT